TTTCGTCGCGTAAAACTTCGTGATGACTTGAAGAATGTTTTTACTCTGTTTAATAAGTATCAGATTCCAGAAGGAGCAAGACCGGATACTGTTGCCGAAGAAGTTTATGGAAAATCGGAATATGATTGGGTAGTTTTATTAACTGCCGGTATTGTAAATGTGAGAGATGAATGGCCTCTTTCCAATAAAGACTTATACACCTATGCGGAAGAAGTTTATGGAAATGACCTAAATGCCATACATCACTATGAAACCACAGAGGTCAAAGATTCTAATGGAAGACTTATACTTCCAGCGGGTAAAATTGTAGATTCTAACTTTACGATTCCAAAACCAAATGATTACTTGGCAACATTAAATCCGGTTGTTGGAATTAGTAATTATGTATATCAAACTAGAAAAAATGAGGCAAATAGGACAATCTATCTTCTAAGAACGGATTATTTACAACAATATCTAAATGATATGAAAAAGATTATGTATTATGAAAAATCTTCTCAATATATTAATAAAAAATTAATTCGCACCGAGAATACAAGAGTCACGATGCCATAAAAGGGGAGAAAATCTCCCCCTTACTAAACTATTCGGCTAGGCGAGCGAAATATGATAATTCGTCAAAATCCTCATCATCAGACGCAACAGAACGAGATGATTTCAGACTGCTGAGTTCTCCACGAAGATCCTCGGTTAGTGATGGTTCCGAACCACGATAGTCGTCCTCATCATTAACTTCTTCATCCATACGACGAGAACCTTTAGTTCCAAGAACAGATTCAAGACGAGTCTTCAGTTCTTCATAAGACTTAAACTGACTTGGGGCAACAAGTTCAGCGAGAGAGTTCTGCTTCTTCCATAGTGCCTCCAGAGCATCATCATCATCGAGAAGAGGACTTGGAGCAGCAAACTCACTTGAATCATAATTGCGATATCCGGCAACATTCTTTGCCTTCAGTTTAAAGTTAGCACCCTTCCAAAAATCAAATGGGTCAATTGATTCCTCATCCTCAAACTCCGGTTGCATCGCCGCAGTAAGTTTGTCAAAGATTTTTTTGCCGAACTTATACAGAAAAACACCACCTTCGTTTTCTGGATTAGCGGGGTCTTTTACGACATAAATGTTAGAAATATAAGTCAGTTTGCGTTTCTGTTTGCGAGCAATTTCTTTATTGGAATCTATACCAGAGTTCCAGAGACCCGAATTATGTTCGCATACAGGACACTTTTGATTTAGAGTAGTAAGACAAGAATCTATAATCCATCCACCAGGACCTTGAAATGCGTGACTATAAAGTTTTACAAATGGCAGGTCTTCCCCATCGGGAGCAGGAAGAAAGCGAATTACGGCATAACCATTTTGTGACTTATCTACGGTAAGAGACCAGAAGCGTTCATCTGTAGAACCTCCGGTATTATTCATTTTTTCAACTTCTTTCACCAGTTTTTCGGTGAGAGAACCAAGTTTGGATTGTTTTTTAAGATTTGCGAAATTAGACATAGGATACGTTGGATAAATTGGATTTGTTGGATTACTTGTATATTATAGCAAAGAATTGCCAATCAGTCAATATAATTTTTAAGGGATTCAATAGTTTGTTTCATATTACCAAAGAGAATACTCATATCAGTATCTTGGGCGAATCCCATAATGACAACTGACTTCTTTAGATTTTCTCTGATTTCAATTGCTTCCGGATCATCAGATAATGATATTCTCATATACATAATCTGCTGTTTTTCAAGAAGTTCTGTCATTTTATTAATATGTTCTATTTTTTCTTCACGAGGCATCACAATAAATGAAAACAGACTCTCATAAAGAGTTTCTGAAAGTTCATTAATTTCTTTTAGTTCTTTCTGAACCAGTTCAGAATTAAAAAAATTACTCATTAATAATGTCTCGCAATAGTTTTTTATAATAGAATATATCAATATGTATAAAAGGTTTGTATTTTTTAATTTTTAAACTTACAATTTCCCATATAGGGTCTATAAGTTTTTTATCATATTCCTTACAAAATGAAAATATCGTATCATATATTACCATATTCTCAATTGATATATCATTTCTTAAAAATGTCTTTAGGATAATTGGATGTCCCTTCGAGCAGTCGAAGACACTTTTTAATTCTTTCCCCGAGAATAATGCCGTTGATTGTTCTTTGAATAAGTAGGTTAAACTCTGTTGTCTTTTCATCCATTCTGCGTATGTTCTTTCGCCAGAATTGATAATGTGTCCGATCCATATGCTCTGGGGATTATCTGCCGCTATAAAGTTTGATACTAAAAAATCTACAATTTCTTTATCATTATATTTTCTCGAAGATTTCTCGAAAAAATAACGATCTTTTCTTTTATTAAAGGAAGTAAGTGTTGCTCTTGTTTTTTTATATTTAAAATAATCATACTTGGGATTACTGAAATGATTTTTCAGTCCCAAATATGCCTGATAAGTTTCAAAGGGGGACATTAGATAGGCAATTTGGCTTTCGAAGTTTTCTTCATAAAATTAAGATTCATCGCATCATACTTTAATCTATCTTTTAATGGTTTAGAGATCAGTTTAGTTACTGATTCAATTTCAATATTATTTTCTTCACAAAACATAATAATCGCATCGATATAATTACATTTTTCCTCAACAACTATATTCTCAATTTCGAGTGAAAACTTGGATGGAGAAAGAAACTTTTCATTAATTTCCTTTTCTAATTGTTCATTATATTTTTCTAAATCTGGGGGATCTAATTTCATGTTTTCTATTTTAATCTCTAAAAGACTTTCCAAAATGTTTGGCATAATTTAATGTATTTTATATTTAGTATAACTTAAAATAATGTATTAGTCAATCCCCATGAGTTCAAGTTTATCATTCACAAACTTTTTGATATATTGAACTACTAATTTCATATACTTCTTAAGATCTCGTTCTTCATAAACAACGGACTCACCATTTTCACATGCCATAATAATCACAAGTTTCTTAATTGGAGTTCCCGTCATTTCATAATATGCCATACCGTAAAACATCGCTTGAACGAAATAATTTTCAATCCACTCTCTTGGTTTTGGTTTTTTAGAAGTCTTAAAGTCAATTACAGCGAGTTCACCATCATATTCGGCAATACAATCCGTTGTTCCGGCAACTCCAAGTTGAAGACTATAAAGTGCTCCTTCAAGGCAGTGGATATTGTTAATTTTATTCAGTTCCGCCTTCGCAATCTTAAAAAGAAAATCCGGCAAAGGCGGAACTGACGGTAGAGTTTTATTATAAAGATAGTTTTCCACAAGAGAATGCATGTCTGTGCCACGAGAAGTAGCCGCCTTAGTGATCTTTTGCGCCTCCTCCTCACCAATCTTTTTGCGCCAGTTAATGAAGATTTCACGATTAAAATGACTTGTAACAGAGGTGATTGAAACTAATTTTAGAAGTTTATCTCCATCAGTAACATCATAATAACGAACTCCATCGATTGTTTCTCTTTCGAGTTTTGGCAATTCAACATCAAGATGATTAAACATTATAATTCTCGTTTTTTATATTATATCACAGACCGAGAGATTTTTTCGCAATTACAAACTCCTTAACTAAATTTGACCTTAATATCATCAATACCAAACTCAAGTTTTTCAAAAGAAGGCATCGCCTCAATTACACGAATAAAATCAATAATTCCAGTTTTTTCGCTTGCCCTGGTTAAATCACTCTGTTCGATGTCTCCAGAGAACATAATTTTAGTGTCCTCACCACATCTTGAAATTACAGAAAAACTCTCGTGGCTACTACAATTTTGTGCCTCATCTACAATAATGATTGAATTGTCTAAGGTAATGCCACGAATAAAAGAAGTACACCAGAATGAAATTGTATTCTGTGACTTTAGATTTCCATAAAGCATCTCAAAATCTACATCACTCGGCATCTGGAACATATATTTAACCATATTCTTATAAGGAATCTCAAATAAGGATTTCTTATCGTCTTCTCCACCGGGAAGAAAACCAATCTCTCGGGTTTGAACTAAAGAACGAACGATATAAATCTTTTCATAGGGTGTCCTTTCATCCAAAACCTCCTTAAGTGCCTTATAAAGAAGACAAAAAGTTTTTCCAGAACCGGGAACACCGTGAGCGAAAATATTTT